CCCGTCACTAAACGAGCCGTTGATTTAACTGATTTCACGCAGATCGTTCCGGAACCAAAAGTTAGCTGGCACTAATGTACTTAACCCTCTCCAGGTAAGGTCGCGCTCAAACGTCGTATTGCTATACTTCGCTTCCACCGCAGCTTGATCAGCACTCCCTAACTTGAGTCTGTCTTTGGCAGCTAGCCACCTAAGAAACTTAATTCTCGCGGGATGAGCGCGAACTTCGTCCAGTTGCATCCACCAGCGAGCCACATGGAATAACGGATCCACTCCCGGGTTCCACTTCTCCATGGAAATCATGGAATTTAAAGTACGTACAATGGAACGAATACCACCAGACTGGCGCTCCCTAAAATACACCTTCTGGAGGTAGTGACAATGATCATCAGAAGCAAATGATTTAACTGGGCTAAGTGAAAGTCCTAGCTCAGAAGCAATTCGTGCCATCTCATCCAATCCAATTGGTCGGTCATAGACCACCAACGAATCATCACCTAGTACAGTACAACCTATAACTTGACGACCAGTCCTTTCGGCCACATAATATATGCATGTCAAGTTGGCAATGCTATCGACGAAATTCGTCCAGGCATGACCACTAGGAACACCACGAATACGGCTCTCTCAAGACCGCTTGGTAGTGCAATACTGGATGTAAAGAACTCATCCAATATAGGAATCAATTGCTTTGCAGTCGCAATTTCTTAAATAAGGGATACACAAGATACGTACTCACAGAAGAATCAAAATGGGAGAAATCTAACGATACAACATTAGTACCCACATCATGTGACATAGTCAACAATTTCCTGACATGGGTATCAACCATTGCATAGTTATTCCAGCCTATGAACTCATCTAAATTAGCCAACCCTGGGAGAATGGATTGCAACCAACTCAGTCCAACTACGACTGATGCTTTGGGATACTGCCATATGATCCTCTGCTTCGGTAAATCGAATAAACCTCTCGACTGACCCCGATGTCCTAAAATGGAAAAGAAATACTCGAAATTCTGACCGGTCATAATAGTGTCCATGATCTTATGAGCGTCCTTCAGGATATCATCGTATACCAGATCTGTACGTGTTAGATAAGGCATACCACTAAAGGTACTCTTTGGCACAATCACGTCCTCTAATCGGATGAAACTGCCCGAATCCATGCCACTGCCAATCCTGCGCCAGATCGCATCGTGAGCGTCCATCAGCGCCTGACCATCAGCTCGAAAACCACTATCTCCATAGTAACCATTGATAGCAGTCCACCAACTAGAACTAGGTCTCAAACTCTTAGGCCCTGATTTCTTTAGCTCCGCGACTTCCAGATCGTATAGACGTTTATCAAACGTTAAACAATCATCACGAATTAAGCTGAGCACAGTCTGAAGTACACTAGGCCTATCCGTGTTAATAGAGAAGTCATCCCCACCAATATTAATTGATCGAAACTCTCCCCTTACGAGTGGAGTCACAATATCCTTGAGATAAGGACTTGTGATGCCGCGAAGCAACTGGTTCAACCTTCTGTTTCCGTCAAGCTCGTGACTTACTTTGACGCTTACATCTTTTGGCTGTAACATAATTTAAAG